CGACGGCTACGGCTACGGCGGCGGCTACGGCGACGGCTACGGCTACGGCGACGGCTACGGCTACGGCGACGGCGACGGCTACGGCGACGGCTACGGCGACGGCTACGGCTACGGCGACGGCTACGGCGACGGCGACGGCTACGGCGGCGGCGACGGCCCATAAAAGAACATCCCGTGCAGAGATGCGCCCGGCCTGACTGCGGCAGGCATCCACCCAAGCAACCATCACGCCCGACCGCAGCGGGGCGAGCATTACCGACGAGGGCAGCATGACCACCGAACTGAACCCCGACCACCTGACGCTCAAGTGGGGCACGCTAAATCACTGGAACCTCAACAGCGAGCGCGGGAAAGAACTGCTTCAGCAATACTTTGACCTTGGCTCGTCCTTGTCCGCGATGGACCAGAAGGACACGCCAGAGCAGAAGCGCCTGATCTGCGAAATGATCGACGAGTGCGCCGCTCCGACGATCTACCTCGACTGGGACGGCAAAGACGTGTCCAAGGACGAGGCCAAACGCTACGTAATGGAGTATTCCGCATGAACACCGCACCCGAGACCGGCATGACGGCGACGCCGTCGGAGACTGCCCCACAGCCGCCGCAGAGCGTCATGGAATCCATGGCCCGCCTATACGGCATGGATCACCGCAGGTTCGCCCAGACGCTGAAAGCGACGATCATGCAGGGCAAGCAGGTGAGCGACGAGCATGTCGCCGCGTTCTGCCTGGTCGCCAAGGAACACGGACTCAACCCCTTCACCAAGGAAATTTTCGCATTCCCGTCCAATGGCGCGATTGTGCCGGTCGTCAGCGTGGACGGCTGGCTCAAGCTGATCAACCAGCACCCTGCGTTCGACGGCATGGAATTCGTCGACGTGATCGGCGACGACGGGAAGCTGGTATCCGTGACCTGCAAAATGTACCGCAAGGATCGCCGGCATCCGACCGAGGTCACCGAGTACATGGCCGAATGCCTGCGCACGACCGACGTTTGGAAGAAGTGGCCGGCGCGCATGCTCCGCCACAAGGCGACGATCCAAGCGGCGCGCTACTCGTTCGGCTTCGCGGGCATCATGGAACCAGACGAGGCGGAGCGCATGCTTTCGGTCACCGTCGAGACCGACCACAAACCGGCGCTGCCTGATCCGAAGGTGACCGCGTGGCTGGATCGCATCTCCGAACACGACGACCCGGCCGGCGTCGCCGCGCTCAAGGCCGAGATGATCGAAGCCTTCGGCGACCTGAACTCCGTGCCGGCGAACGTCAAACTGGCGTTCAACGAGATGGAAGCCGACGTGATGCCGCGGGACGCCGAATGATCATCGTCACCCGCGAACAGCGTTGCGCCGAGTGGTACGCCGCCCGGCGCGGCCTGCCGACCGCCAGCGAGTTCGGCAGCATCATCACCCCGAAAAAGATGGAATACGCGGCGGCGGCCGAAACCTACATCGACAGCCTGATCGCCGCGCTGATGCGCCCGGAGGCGAGCGGCGAGGAGTCGTGGACCGGCAACCGCCACACGCGCCGCGGCGAGGCGCTGGAGCCCGAGGCGCTGGGCACTTATGCCTTTGACCGCGATGTCCGCCTCCAGCATGTCGGGCTGATCCTGTCGGACTGCCGGCGGTTCGGTGTGTCCCCTGACGCCTTGGTCGGCACCGACGGATCGCTCGAAGCGAAGGCACCGGACGGCCCGACATTTGTTAAGTGGCTTCGCGAGCATCGCCGCACCGGCGACGTGCCGCTGGAGCACAAGCCGCAGGTTCACGGCTCGCTGATCGTCACCGGGCGCGCGTGGTGCGACTTCCTCGCGTATTGCCCGGGATACGATCCCCTCGTCGTCCGCGTCACCCCCAACGGCTTCACCGATCGCCTGCGGGAACACCTCGACACCTTTCATTCCAACTACACCGCCGCGCTGGAGACGTTCGGACTCCAGCACCCAGGCGCACAACTGGAGCCATGCCAATGAGTCACCGATCCCGGCGGATCAACCTCCGCGACCACAGTTACACCGATGTCGCCGACTTCGTGCAGCGCGCCATGCGCGGCGAGGGCGGCAAGTTCGGCGTGTACGTCGCCCAGTGCGGCACGACGAACGTCTGCACGCTGAAGCACTCCCAGCACAACCCGCGACCGGCCGAGGAGCTGGTCGGCGTGTTCACGCCCGGGTGCCCGATCAACGTCATCGAGGACGCGCTGCTGGCGCGTAAGCGCGAGTTGTCTGCGCAGGCGGTGGCGGCATGAGCGCGCGCGGCGTCAACCGCGTAATCCTTGTTGGCAACTTGGGCAACGATCCCGAAACCAAATACACCCAGGGCGGCATGGCCGTCACCCGGATCAGCCTCGCGACCAGCAGCGTCCGCAAGGACAAGCAGGGCAACGCCGTCGAGTCGACGCAGTGGCACCGGGTTGTGTTCTTCGGCAAGCTCGGCGAGATCGCTGGCGAGTACCTGAAGAAAGGCTTGCAGGTCTATGTCGAAGGCTCGATCAAGTACGACAAATACACCGGCAGCGATGGCGTCGAGAAGTACACCACCGACATCATCGCCGACGAGCTCCAGATGCTAGGCGGGAAGCAGGACGGCGGCGGTGATCGACAGGCAGCCCGTCCTCCCCGCAACGCCAACGCTGGCAGCAGCCGATCCCCTATGTCCAAACCGCCAGTCGATGACTTCGATGACTCAGAAATTCCGTTCTAAAATGCTAAGCATTTGATGCTACAATCCCCAAAACGGGAGATTGGCAATGGACAACAAAACTTGTGGCCGGTGCGGGGTCGATAAGCCAGCATCGGCGTTCAATAAATCCAAGTACGCGAAGACGGGACTTAGGAGCCAATGCCGAGACTGCATGCGGGAAGAAAGGGCACGGCTGCAGCAGCACTACAAGGAATGGCGAGAGACCCCGGAAAGAAAGGCGTGGTATGCGGCCTATCGCAAGTCGAAATATGACCCCGTAAAGGCCAAAGCCCGGAACATGGTTGCTCGCGCGGTTGGTCGAGGCGAAATGGTACGAGCCCCGTGCGAAACATGCGGGGACCCTAAATCCGAGGCCCACCACGACGACTACAGCCAGCCCCTGAGCGTGCGGTGGCTTTGCGACAAGCACCACAAAGAACACCATTCTGCAATTACCACCTGACCACCCGCGGCACAGCCGCACCACTGGAGCAACGCAACATGCCCACGAAACCCCGCACCAAGAAGCCCGCCGCCAAGCCGCAGCGGAAGCCCCGCAAGACCCCGACGACGCCCGCCACTGCCGAGGACATCGGCCGGAGCATCGGCGACGCACTCGGGCGCCGGCTGGAAGACCTGCTCAGTCTGCGCGACAACCCCGGCTTCGATGCCGTCAGCGCATGGACCGTCGAAAAGCTCGGCGACGGCGTGACCGGCTACCGCGCGAACTACGCCACCGACACCGGGCCGTCGCGCATCAGCCCGGTCGCTGAAGCGATCAGCAACCTGCGCAGCGCCGTGACTCACGCGGAAGTCATCACCGATCGTGAGACCGAGCATCTGCAGTCGGCGCGAGTGCTGGGGCCGTCGCTGGACAAAGCGGGCGTCGGAAGCTGTGAAACCGTCGGGCCGCCGTCCTTGGCGAGCGATCTCCAAGCTATCGCCGAACGAATCCACGCCGACAACTACCGCCGCGCCAGCATGCTCGACCGCCTGGAACTCTGAACCACCGGGCCACACGCGGCGGTGTTTATCCCACCGCCGCGTGACCCTGCAACCTATAGCCCCGCGATGAATTCCAGCATCACCAGCCCCGGAGCGCCATTCCCGCCGGGGCTGGTCCCGTTTGAGCCGCCGCCTCCGGAGCCGTAGCCGTCAGCAGCGCCGCCCGCAAAGTTAACCGGGGCGATTGCCGTTGTGATGCTCTGCCCGCCTGAGCCATACATGCCATAGGCGCCGAATCCAGAGAATGCCGCTGTGCCTGCGGTCGTCCCGGAAGCGCCAGCGCCGAACGGGTTTGATGGCTGTCCAGTGCCGTTGATGCTTAGTGGGGCCTGCCCTGAGCTGGTTGCCCCTGTAAACGTCCCCCAGTACGGCCGGGCTACCTGCGCGCCGGCCTGCCCGCCGCCCTCTAGGGTAAGCGTCTGAGCGCCTAGATCGATGGCAGTATTCCCGCCGAACGCGCCGACAGTATTTGCACCCCCTGCCGCTCCCGCCCCGCCAGCGCCAATGGTGACGCTAATCGATGTTGCGCCAGCTAGCGGGACGGCAAGCCCGGAGACGAGCGCGCCACCGCCACCGCCGGCCCCTACTTGACCAACGGTCGTTGAGTTCCCGCCGCCCTGACCGCCGCCGATTCCGTAGATATTGACCACCTCCGCCCAGTCGGGCACGGTGACTGAGCCTGTAGCCGTCACCGTCACGAAACGCGGCCCGGTGCCGATGATCCTCGAAAGCGTCTTCATACGATTTCCACCTCGTTACCTGCCCGGCTGGCTAGCGTGATCGTCTCGCCCGGAGCGATAGAAACGTCGTCAGCCACGTCTACGCCCATGTATGTGATCGTGTTCCCGTTGCGCAGGATGGACACGGTGTCATCAACGGCGTGCACAACAAAATTCAGCCCGGCCGTGACGCTGGCGGGAAGGGATAGTGCGCGAAGGCCGGACACCAAGTAATAACCGGGGCCCATGGTGATATCGCTCGCCACGGCCTGCCACGACACGGACGGCGGGGCCTCAAACAGATACGGCAGCGAATTCCAAGCCGTGGCGCCGTCACCGAACTTCGCCCGGTCAGTGTCCGTCTCGAAGCACAGCTGGCCAGCTAGTGGCGTCGGGTTCGCGGCCGTCCAATTCGCGGCGGTGTCGCGCCTGCGCCTAAGTGCTGCTGTCGTACTCATGCGCCGCCCTCGTCAAAGTCAAAATCCCCGAACACATAGACCGTGCTTGCATCGCCCTCGTCAAAATCGAACGCGGACGAAGGCACTAGGCCAATGGTCAGAGAGGTTAGATCATCGGTAATCGTAACCCCAACGCCGGGGAGAATGGTTCTTTGCCCCCACGTCCCGTCGCTCAGCCGAAACGTGTACCCCTCACCAGCAAGCGCCGAAACCGATTGCAGGTTAACCGGGAATTCGTGGAACGTCCGCGCTTCGCCTGTCGAATCTGTGCCGTAATAGTGCCACGCCGGAAGCTCGGCAACGTCGCCCTGTAGCTCGATCTGGACAAGCCCGCCAAGCTGGCCTGTGACATCGACGGAGCCATTCCCGCGAATAGAGCCTAGTCCAGACTCCTCACTTTCCAACGACCGCACGCGATTGTCCAGCGCGTTAATCTGGCTTTGCAACTCCGGCGCGTTGTCGGCGGTGATCGCGATATCTGAAAGATACTGATACCACTCGTTAGTCGGCATCAGGTTGCCGGCGATAGGGGCTTGCGGCCGCGGGAGAGTGGCGCGGCTCACGGCGGCGCTACTTCCTTTGTCCCCATCGCCATCCACATAAAGTTCACGTCATTGGAGATCTTCCACGAGCTATTGTTGTCGTCGTCCGACACATTGAAATTGGCAGTAAACCCCGTCGTGGTTTTGCCGGTCGCAGACGTATCGACCAACGCGCCGGACGCCGTAGCGGCCGCAATCTCGAGCTCGATGCTGACGAATGCAATGGTGCTGAACGCTACGGGGAAGGTGACCGCCACAGACGTTCCTTTGTCCCCGGTTGCGGGGGCTGTTCCGGTCCCGGTCTGAATATAGAACTTCGTTTCGTCGTCGCTCACGCCTGCCCGGAAACTGGTTGTCGTCAATACAATCTCGGGGTCTGGGACGACCGGCGCGGCTGGAATCGGCGCCCAGATGAAGTTCGCCCCGTCCGTCGTCAAGTAGTGAGCCGTCGAGCCGGTCGGGTCGGGAAGCTGTAGGATCGGCTGCCACGACAGCGACGAGCCGTCATTCGTCAGATACTCGCCGGTTTGCAGCGCCGGGATCGATGCCCCAGCAGTCGATCCGGAGATAAGCTGATTCGTTGCAATCACCGCGCCAAGTGAGTTTTTTAGGACAACCGTGTAATCGCCGTCACAGAAGATCGGGACAGGGCTGCGGGCATCCGGGCCCAGCGGAATCGGGTTCGTGTTTAGCGTTGTGAGGTCGGGATCTGACCACGTGTCGCGCTCGGTCGTAGTGCCGCCTGCGTTGTAGAACTCAAGCGAGCCATTAGCCGCGATCTGCGTTCCCAGCAAATCGAAGAACACCGGAGCGGGGTTATAGAACTGATAGGCGGGCATCGTTATTTTCCTGATCTGGCGCGACGGGCACGCATTTCTGCGCGCAGTTGTTCTAGTTCGGCTTCGGTCACAGGCTCGGTTCCGCCGCCGCCCATCACTTCTAGGTCTGCGTCGTATAGCTTGCCCTTCGCGGCAGGGAATGCGGGGATAGCGAGGCGGTTAACCGCCTTTCCAGCAATCTTGCGCGTGGCCCCTGCGTTGCTCCGAAGCATGAACTCGGCAAGTTTATTGGAGTTTGCGATTCGGCCAACGGTTGCGCCGGCCAACGTTCCGCCCACCATTGGAGCAATCGCGCCAGCGCCGCCAGCAACGCCGCCACCGGTCATCAGGCCCACCAGCAAGTTGCGGCCTGCCGTCCCGGAGTCGGGGATGGGGTCTTTCAGCAGCACTTGTCCGAGCCGTCCAAGGTCGCGCATTTCCTTTGTGCTGCCCTTGCGAATTGCTGGCCAGATGGCGGACGGCTTCACGTCGCCGCCCGCGCCTGCGACCTGCTTAAGCATGCCCTCCGTTGTCTTCAGGTTAGCCCACTGTCCACGGATCTTCTTGAGCATCGCGGCATCTTGCGGACCAACTGCCTGCGCGGCGATGTCGTCAAGCTCCCGGCGCAATTCCTTGACGGCTGAACCAATACGATCCGGGGATTCCGCCTTCATGATCTGCGTTCGCAACGCCTGATACTTCTGGCCCGTCATCGCGCCAGTTCCGGCGGCTTCCTGCAAAATGTCGTCCAACTGCGCGCCTAGCACCTTGGATTCGTCAGTCGTCAGCCGGCGAGACAGCGAGTTTTCAAGCGCCACAAGACGGCGAACGGTGTTCGGATCAATCGGAACGTCATTGCGGGCATAGATCGCGTTGAATTCCGCGCCGATCTTTTGCCGTGCACTCTGGATCACGTCATCGGTCAACTGTTCTTTGTCCTCGCCGAAGGTGCGGCCGACAGCGCGGTTAAACGCCGTCTGCTGCCGTTGCCCTGCCGCTGCCGCGCCGCTGAAGGGGAGATATTTCCCCATCGAAGCTGCCGTCTTGGCAGGAATGGAGTCGGACACCTGAGCGGCATGCAATGGGATTCCTGCGCGCTGCGCGGCCCGTGCTGCCGCGCGCTTCACCGGGTCGATAGAGTTAGCGGCACGGTTTCCGAGAGCCCCCAGCGCGTTCCCAGCGGCCTTGCCGCCAATCCCGGCCGCAGCCCCCATGCCGGCATTAGCAAGGCGGTTTTCATCCGACGCCACCGGCTGCAACGTTCCCAGTGCCGCGCCCTGTGCTGCGGCGCCCCGGAAAGTCGTGGGCAGCACTGCGCCAGCAAGGCGAGTGCCGCTTGCGGCCATGCCCGGCCCCGCGATCTGCAAGCCGTATCCGGCGATGTTGCCAGCCAAGCCAGCGCCGGTATCCATCAGCGGACGGTCGCGAACCTTCGCGGTATCGATTTCGGACTGAATTTGGTCTCTCTGTTGTGACAGGTCAACGCCCGGGATCTGGTCAGCGGCCATATAGCCCAGCTGTTTCAGCCCTTGACCGCTGTCAGACACGGATTTACCCATGCCGGCCAAGAACTTTGCACCAAAGCCCATGCCGGTTGTCGGGTCTAGCTGTTCGTCGGTGATCCCGGTCAGCTCGGCGGCGGTCTTTGCCGGCGGCTTCGGTGATTGGGGAGCATCTGCCGCCTGATAGTTCTGCTGAGCGTAGGTGAGCACGTCCGCTTCCGTCGCGCCGTCTGGCGCTTCGATCTCGTACTCTCGGCCATCTGGTCCGGTGACAACGTATGTAGGCATCAGTTCTTCACCCTGATTTTCCAGCCCCCAGCCGCAGGAGCCGCATTCTCTCTCGGCGCGGCGCGGCCCGCTGCGATCTTGGCGGCCTGAATGACGTTCTCAAGCCGTGCGGCCTTGTCTTTGATCGCTGCTGGCGTGTCGCCAACCTGCGGGAAGTAGGACCGGCGGTAGCCTTCAAGCTGTTCTTTCGTGTAGGCCGCGCCAGTGCCCAAGGTCAGAGCGGCGTCCAGAATGTCCAGCTGAGCCGACTCGACCCGCTGCCGTTCGGCCGGGTTTGCGATGTTCGCGGCCGGCTCGCCGATAAGCGGCAGCCTTCGGAGGACTTCGGCCGTCATATTTGGGGACGCGGCCGATGGCGATTCCTTGATCGCAGATTGCATCTGTTCAAGCGAGAAGTTCAGGCGCTGCAGCAGCGTTGCCGCCTTGCGTTCACCCTCGGTCGCCGCCGATCCCGCAGGCTTGGGCCCGCCCGGGATGGCCTCTAGGGCCGTACCGTCAGCATTGAACCGGAATCCAGCAGGGGCATTGCCTAGGCGGGAGCGGTCAGCAGCCTCACGGGCGCGCTGAGCGGCTTCCTCGGCCAGCTGGAGGCGGCGCTCCTCTGCCGGGCTGATATCCGGCTTGGGGCCGATGCCGGCGACGGGGATTGCGGAAAGGCCGGGCTGTGCTTGTGGCTGCCTATCTGTTGCCGAGAACTGGCCCGGAATCGGCCCGCCTTCCATCGCTTGAACCGCCTTGATGTCCTCTGCAGACATGCCCGGGTCGATCGCTACCGGCATGCCATCATTCCCCGCCATCGACGGCGGCGGGACTGCCGTGCCGTCCTCAAAGGTCTTTTGCTGCCCTTGCGGCGGAGCGCCAGCACCGGGCATCGGAATCCATGCCCCTGCACGCTCCGACCACTGATACTTTTGTTCCTTCGGCGCCGTATACAGCACCTTCCCCGTTGAATCGACAAGCGAGTTATCAATAACGCGCGGCGCAAGCTCCGAACTCTTCGGCGAGTAGGCATCGACTAGCGACTGAGCCGCTTGATTGATCGTCCCTTTCGTCGTCTCATCATAGGCCGGCGGCATGCCCGGAACATGGCGCGACAGGCCAGGATAGATGCGCTGATAGACGCTGGCACGATACTCTTCCGGCACGCTTACCAGCATCTTTGCTGCATTGACCAACGACTCATCCCGATCTGCGTCGGCACCTCGCATGCTCTTATCCAGCGTCATCCCGGCGCCAGCATCTACGCCGACAGCCTGCCCGATGTATTGCTCGCGCTCTGCGCCTTGCGCGCCGTATGCCTGCCCAGCCAAAGCGTTGAACTTCTGAGACCGTTCGTCGGCCTCTCGCTGCCGCCTAATGCCCGTCCCGGCCTCATAGCCGGCTAGCATGTTCTGGAATGCGTCGGCCATTACCCACCCCCAGCCGGCTTACGCTGGCTCAAATACCACGACCCGATGCCGGCGAGCTGATTTGCTGCACCTGAGTATGCGTTGGCGGAATTGGTGTAGGCCGACGCGCGAGCATTTCCGGAGTTCTGCATGTAGCCGCCGATCTGGTTTGCGGAGTTTGCGCCGAACGAGCCCAGCTGCGACGCGACGGTCTGGCCGGTGCCGCTCATGCCCGCAAGGCGGTTGTAGTAGTCGCCCGCGTACTGCGTCGCCAGCCCCTGCCCGAGTGCGATCCGGTCGGCATCGGCACCGCCAGAGTACAGCCCGCCTCCGGCCGCTGCGCCACGGTCCAGCCCCTTGAAACCTTGATCCACGGCCCACTTGTAATCGGCAGAATTCTCGAAGCCGGAGCGGTCGCCCTCCATGAAGTTCTGCATCTGGCCCAGCGCCCAGCCACCTCGATCCAGCCAAGGCTTATTGTCGCTGCGGGTCTGGTCGTACTGCCGGCGCTGCTCGCCAATCGCTGCATTGTTGCCTCGCGTCGTCGCGTCTGCCGCATCACGACCTGCTGCTGCCTGTCGGTTCGCTCCGTAGAGCGCTGCACCACCCGCAATCACGGCGCTGGTAATCGCTGCCATGTCAGTCCACCTTCATGTAGGAGTTGTAGGATGGGACGAAGCCCGCGCCCCTGAGAATCTTGTCCGCAATCGGCGGGCTTGTCGCCAGGGTCGCTTTCTCGAATTTCCAGCAACCGCGTTCCTTCCTGAGTTCGTCGGCGCAGTTCAGCAGTTCGCGGCCAATGCCTGAGCCTTGATGCTCCGGCGAGACGTACCAGACCACCTCATGCGCACCCGTGACAGAGCCGTTAAACATGCCTGGGGCGAGAAATACGCCGATCATGCCCCGTTGCGTGCCGTCTTCGACATCCACTAGCATGATGTGATCCTTCGTGAGAACACATGCCAAGTTGGCAACGGTCACGGGGCAGAACGGCACATGCTTCGCATCGTCTGTCGTCGCGTAGAACTCGCGGGACTGGAAAACGATGTTCGGCACGTCATCAAGGGTAGCTTGGCGGATCATTGCGGCCTCACGTTGAAGAATGCGACCGCGATCAAGCGGCCATTATCGGGGCTGTCGCCGAACGCCTCGAAAGGCCAGCGCGAATGAAACAGCTTGCTTTCGTAGATCGCGCAACGATTGAATTTTAGCGCAATTTCATGCACTTTTTCCCACTTTTGCGGGTCGTTCCACTGGTCTTTGACGGTATCGAACAAGGCGACATCGCCAGCATCAATCGCAACCTCGCCCGTCTCCTTGTGCCGCCAGAACGCCGTCCCGCCCTCTCCGTCGCACAGATACAGGACCGCCGCATGAGTTCCCCACCCCAAATCGGAGTGGATCGCAGCGTTCGGCATCTCGCCGGCATAGTTCAGGCGATAGCCCATGCCTAGCATTTCGACCGGGCCAACTGCCCTTTCGATGCCTTCTAGCAGGCCCGGAACGTTACAGATACAAATGCGCTTGTAAACCTCACCGTCCGGCGCGTGCCAGTCGATAAAGTTGGCGGACAGTGCCGCGCTACGCGACGCAACGGGGTCGGGCAGGAAGTCATCGATCTGGATCACTCCCTCGCCTCCACGAATGCGCTAGCGCCTATAAGGTTAGCCCGCAGCGGATCGGTTACGCGAATCTCTGCAACGAACTGCCGACCGGAGCCGAACGGGCCGAACGATACGCGCTTGGCGTACTCGCCGACCTCGCCAAGGCTGCGGTATTTCCAGTTGCCCCACGTGCGCCCGGAGTCCTTGGAAATACGAAGCATCACCCTGCGCATCAGCTAGCCTCCACGTTGAAAATGATGCCGTGCGTGAACGTCGGCGGGCCGCCTGAGTGGTAACTGATCCGGACATAATGCGCCCCCAGCGGGATCGCCGTGCATTGCTCTTCCGGCGCCCACCAATAGGCGATATTCGGCGGGTTATTGCCAATGGTCAGCACGATTGAGGTCTCGGTGTAAGTGCGCCCAGAAAGATCAACCTCAATCGGGTACACGCTCGGCGGATAATCGTACTCCGCGCCTCCATCGTAATAGCCCAAGATCGACACGTTAACCGACTCGGATACCGAATCGTTGAAGAACGTGTCGGCGTCAATGGCAATGCCGCCTGTTGCTTCACGTTCCGCACCCTCAAGCTGCTTTCCGAACAGGGTCGCCTCCACAAGCTCGCCGCCTGACTCCTCTTCAGGCGTTTGCGTCTCGGTCCCGGTGTCGAACAGCAGATCCAGCCGAATGACCGTCATCGGGTTCTGGTCGTCGTGCATGATCGGGGTCTTGATGCCGCGTTCCAGCGGGTCAGATCCCTCATAGGAAACGTCCCAATCGACGGCGTAAATCTTGCCGTTGGTGTAGTCGTTCGCGATCCACATGCCGTTCCATTCGACAATCGCGTTCACCCGCCAACGGTTCAGGCCGAACGACTCGCGGCGATGCCATAGACCGGTAATCACGTCGTACCCGAACGTCTTTCCGTCCGGGAACGTCCAATAAGTGATCTTGTGGTGCTTCGACTCGAGCGTCATCGTGAAGCACTGCGCCCAGTTGTAGCCGATGACTGCTTTTTCTACTGCTCCCGTCGAAATGGGCTGAGCGCTGTAGCCGTTCAGTCGGTAGAACACGCCATCATTGCCCAGCCACAACAGACTGTTGTCCATTCGCGCGACCGTATAGCGGCCCGCACAGCCGCGATCCATGGAGATGCGCTTTGACTTGAATGTTCCTGTCGTCGTGCCGCTGTTGTAGAAGAATTCCGTCGTCGTCTCGTTGAACGCGACGTATTCCTGCTGATTCACGCGGCCCGTAACGAGCTTGTCGGGCGAGGACTCCGATTGATACCGGTCAAGAGTGTTGTATTCCTTCGCTTTCGTCAGCTCGCTATGGAAAAAGAAGCGTCCGTAAGGCTCTACCTCGAAGAGGTAGCCGTCGAGAAAGTCAGGGCTGTGCCCGCCGGGATATCCCGGATCAGTGATCTTGACCAGCGTGTTTAGCGCCGTGTCGAACACGTACCCCGCAGACCCGTTCGTAATCAGCAGCTCATTTCCGGTCCCGCGCTGGTTGTGCTGCATGCCGACACGCCCGACGCCGGGGATCGTGCCGCGATTGATCGACGTGAAGTCCGGCCGGATCTCATAGAGTGAATTCCCGCAGACCGCGAAGAGCCGCCCTTGCACGTTGTGCAGGCCACGTCCGGCCTCTACTCCTAGCGTCAGCAGCGTGCGAAGTCCAGGGGCATCAGCGAGCTTGATGCGCGTCCTGTTTAGCCCTTCGGCAAGCTCTGGAATCCAGTTCACCGGATCAAGTGACGCCCATGTTTTCGCGTCGTCCTCGTTGAAACCGCCGATCAGATCAACGGGGGTCAGCCTCATACCCAACCGGCTCCGCTGGTGATACTGCCGTGACGTGGATAGCCCGCGTCAGGCTCAGGCAGGGAATGATTGCTCTGGATCGGGGAGTTCACCGCCATGTCGCGGTAAAGGTCGCCCATCAGCTCGCGATATCGCGCCATCACATCAGGATCGAGCGTGGCGCCGTAGATCGGACGGACTGCGACCGCGAGTACATGAATCGCTAGGTCTTCGTTCTCAGGTGCCAGCGGCAGGATTTCATCTGGCTGGCTCACTGGCGCCCAGCCAAGACAGGTGCGATTGCCCTCTAGCCTCGCCATCGCGGTATTGAGCTTTTCGATGCAGCGCTCGTAATGCGACGCCTCCGGACTTTCTTCCGGGTCTACGATGCGCAGAAGCCACAGGGCCGATGCAACGATGCTGCCGACAGTTGCCATATCTTGCCCTCAGAAAAGCCCGCCCCGGTTAAAGGGCGGTCAGGTTGGGTTACGCGGTCAGGATGAACACTTCACGCAGAAACGCTTCGATCTGCGCGGCCGACGCCGCTGCGGGCAGGGTCGGGAGGGCGCCGGATGCGTTACGGACTCGGATCGGCCCCGTAAACTCCGCATCTCGGTTGCCTGCGTTCTGGTAGTCGTTGTTGTGCGAGCGAGTCGCAACGTCTTTATTCGCGATGGGCATTGTCGTCGGCTCCTATTAGGCCGGGGTCAGGAGAGTGTCGTTGTTCACGATGCGGCTTGCCCATTCTGGACGCAGCGCACCGAACGCGCACATCACGTCCACACGCATGTAGCACTGCATGTCCTTGATGTTGGAATCAGTGCTGACCGACATCGCGATACCGTCGTAGTTGCGGCGGCTCATTTCGAGCCCGGGCAGTTCCGGCATATCGACAGTGCCGAACGTGAAGGCGTCCTTCGTGTACGCAAGGTTGATGCCATACGGAGTCGAAGCCGTGCCAGCAATCACCACGGCCTGATTATCAGCGACGGCATTGGTAACGTTCTGCTCGGTGCCGTCGATGGTCACGGCCGGGTAGACCTTCAGCGCGCCGCCACCGCCCGCATAGTCTTCCGTGACGCAGAACTGACGAAGATATCCCAAGTTCTGCTTGGTCTGCGGATGCACTGCGAACACGCCTGCAAACGTGACGATTTCGCCCTTCAGGATGGTTCCGGCGCCGGTATCGACAACGATATTCGAGCCGACCTGAGCCACGCCGTTGGTGAGATATGCAGCGTTGCCTGCGCCGCGCAGCTGACGTGGCATCACAGTCGTGTCATGCCAGCTGAAGCCGGACGCCTTGCCCATCTCGCCGTCTTCGTACTGCTTGGCGACCTGTGCCTGCGAGTTGAACAGTCCCTTGAGCGAGTCGATGATCTGGATCTGACCGGCGGAGTTCAGCAACAGTTGTTTCGCGCCAGCATGGCCGCCGTTGTCTTCGATTTGCTTCTTGGCGACGTTGGCATAACCGACTTTGTTAAACGCGGTCGCCGGGTCGCCCGTCTGGTTCGGAACAGTGGCAATTGCCATGCCCAGGACTTCGGCTTCGATGTTGATCGCCAAGTCGGCAATCTTCTGGTCGAGATAGCGCGGGCCGAATTCCTCGATATCCAGCGCCCATTCTGCGGCGTTGTAAGTCAGGTCGAAGCCGCGCACGCCGAACACCTTCACCTCGCGGGTCAAGGTCTGGAGCGGATCGGTCTCCATGACCAGTCCCTTGCGGTACTTAGCATGCTGGGGGTACGGGACATCGAGCTTGTCGCCGATCTTGCCGCCCTTCTTGGCGAACTCCTTATCGTATTCGCGGTTGATGGTCTTCAGGAACCGGCACGATTCGCCGAACTTCATCAGCGCGTAGTCGGCGATTTTCGAGGTAGTGCGGAGTGCATTCGCGGTCATTGGGGATTACCTTTTTTGATATTGCTTGAGTCCGCCGCCACGCCAGTAAGCAATGCGCTCGTCGGTCGTCATATCATCAACCGATTTCGTAATCGCTGCCCCGCCACTCACAAGCTGCGGCGGGTCCGGCGTTTGCGTCACTTTCTTCTGCGGGGCTTGCGGTTCGGGTTTGGCTTGGAGTTTGAGTTCGATGCGGGCGATAGCCTTGACCGCAGCTACGGGCGACATTCCGCTGATTTCGTCCGCTTCATCAAGATTCCGTGCGAGATAGACGCCGATCTGCGGCCCCAACTCGCTTTCATAGATGGCATCAAGCATTGCCGGCGTGTACTCCACTGGGGCGCTGATCGCTTCCTTCCAGTCGTCCGGATTCTTCTTGGCGAACGTCTCAATCCGACCCTTGACCACCTCATCGCGCTTGCTGGCCTGCCCCTTCACCTCGTGCCATTCGTCCAGTGCGGACTCGTAGGCTTCGGCGTTGAAGTTGTAGTCCTCAAGACGCGGCTTACGTGCCGGGTCTATTGCGGGCTGTTGCGGCTCGTATTGCGCCAATCTTTCACGCAGCAAACGTGCTTCGGCATCTTTGGCCGCGACGTTCTCCCGCGCCTCTTGGCGTTGCCGGGTCAGCTTGTCGATCTTGCGCTGAACACTTTTCGGGAGCGGCTTGGGCTCACCGTGTTCTTCACCGGACTCATCCTCCGGTTTGGCGGCAATGTCTGCCGCTGCTTCTGCTGGCTTGGCCGGCTCTGCCGGTGCGGCTGCTGGCGCTAATGCGCTCGGCGCCTCTACGCTCTTCAGCGTCGGCGCACTATTTACCACAGTTGCCGGGGCGGTTGCAACATCGGTGATTACGGTATCGGTCATGGCTGGCTCGGCATGTTGGGGATGGGCATTGCGGGCGGCATCTGTGGCGGCTGTGCGTTCGGGAGCGGGATTCCTGCCTCTCCCATCTGGACGCCCATGCGGGTGGCGGCTTCCATGTTCGCCAGTTCTACGCCTTCTGTCTCAGCGGCTAGTTTCTTGGCTTGGGCTGCCTCTTTCTCGGCGCCCGCAACGTCTTTCGGATTCGGCGGAGGCGGCTGCTTCGGCTGGTCGCCCTCGCCGGGCTCGAGCAGACCTTGCGACACCATGAACTTGCGGGCGGCGGTCGTGTATTCGTCCATGCCCGGAACATCAAGGTTCTTTAGGAGCATGTACTTGCCCAGCAGGCCAAGCGGCGACGGGTCTGAGGACAGGGCTTGTGCGGCTTCGGCCATCTCTACGCGCTGCGTCTCGAAGCTCTTGCCGGTCGACACAACGGCGTCATAGCGGCCCTTGGACATGTCGTTCAGGACGATCATTTCTCCCGTCTGATCGTCCTTCACCGTTTCGTTGAGCTTCTGCACCTTCTCGGCCATGTCCTCGCCCAGAATTCTTACCGTCCGCTCTCCGTCATAAACGGACGGAATCAGGTCTAGCAGGATTTCGGCGAGGCGCTTCTTGGACTTGGCGTCGTTGTCGGCATACACGAAGTTAGCCGTGTCGCCCTGCGCGTTACGGGCCATGATCGCCCGGCCGCTGGTCTCGTTGGACTTGGCGCCTAGCGAGGCATCGTAGACGCCTGTCGTTGCCTTCATCTCCTCAGACGAGATTTGGGCCATGTTCGCCAGCGCGACCGGGAACGCCTGCATATTCTCGCGCATAGGGCGCCCGCCCGGTGCAGCAGGGTCTGGGTTGAAAAGCAGCACCTTCGGATCGTCCCAGCCAAGCCGGTTGTAATACTCCTCAAGCCCCGCAATCATCGCCGGGGTAGCCGTCATCGGGCTGTTCGGCATCTTCGCGACGACTTCGGCGAGTGTGGACAGCCAGAAGTTGTGCAGGCGCTGAGAGTCGTTGGAGTGCCGCGACATGCCGGAGAAATACTGCTTCCCCTCAATCGTGAACAGGTCGCCCCAGACGGGAATGATCGGGATATGCGAGCCGATCCACTTTGTCGGCTTGCCTAGCGCGCCCTTGCCGTAGACCTTGCAGTGGTAAACATCGTGCCCATCCACAATGCGCTCATCCTTCACTTGGATGCCAGCGCGCTCTAGCTCGTCGCCGATCTTGGCGAACTGTTCCGCCTTCAACACGCGACCATCGGTCATCCGGTACAGGTACTTCTTGGCCGGCTCCTTGTACCAATAGTCGGCCTCGCGGACGCCCTCTTCGGCGAACCATTCGCGATTCGCGCCATTCTCTGCAGAGTCGAAGCTGATCAGCGGCTTCCCAGGGTTCAGTCGCTCAAACTCCTCCTTGGGCACGAATCGACCAAACCGGAACCAATAGCGCGCGTCGGATCGGTCGTACTTCATTGCCACCGGGTCACAGCGCAGCGATAGCGGGTCTTGAATCTCCTCAATCCTCAACACCTTGTCGAAGCTGTCGTCCGATTCCCAGTCGTATGTGACCATGTAGGCGCCGAATCCGCCCGTGACCGCCCAGACGTTGGCGGTGTCATAGGCCAGGTCAGCATGAGATTCAATCTCGATTGCGCGAATTAGGCCCGAACGAATCTCGGCTAGATCCTTGTCGCCGTCCTCGAACGGCCGGACCTTGATCTGCGTCTTGTTCTGGAGCATCTGCCCGGTGACGCGGCGGACTAGCTGCCGCTGCCTGTTGAACTCGTAGCATGGCCGGTTGTCACGCAGCTTCTTCATATGCTCATCCCAGCTATGGCCGGGGATGTGCGTGGTCAGCATGTCCTCTGACACCTTCCGGAACTGCTCGGAGTTGTGCCCTAGCGCCTCTTCGGACCGCTTCAGCATCGTGCGGGTGAATTCGTCGTTCTCGCTCATCTCATCGCCTGCTGAACTGGGAAGTGGTGCCGATTAGGCCAATGGAAGGCCGCTTATTGGGCTGCGCGTAACGCTTCATCATCATCGCGTAACGCGACGAACACAGCAAATCATCCTTGAGTTTGACGATTTTACCGTCTTTTCTGTGATATGTCCGAAACTCCTCAAACCACCCATGTAGGTGCTCGAAGACCTTCCAGCGGCCGGTGAGCATCATGTCAAGCATTGCGAGGACGCCAGCCTCTACGCCATTGCCGCCATCATCGAACGTGGCGCGCTCCGGGAGCATCTTGAGACCTTGTGCCGTGTACTGGCCCGCCAACTCTTCGCCGCTGCCCTTGTCGTGCTGAAGGCCATCGTGTGGCCATGCCCAAGGCAGGTCAGAACCCCAAGGCTTGATGGCTGCGGCATGGATGACAGGCGTCGCCTCGCGCTTGCTGTACGCCTCAATGACGTAGATCGTGTCTGAGTCCTTATCCCACGCAAGCTTGGTCGCGCCGAAAGGATGGTCATAACCAAAGTCCATACCGCCAATCACGCACCAATGCGGCGGGATCGGGAACGCGGCCACCTTGATGTCATCCTCGGAAACTGGGAATACCCGGCCGCTGCCGAGCATCGGAACGCCCTTGGCCCTCGCCTCGCGCTCGTGGGCAGGGTAAGCCGCCCACATCTCGTCCTTCTTCTGCTTAGACAGGTGAGGGACATCGTCCCATGTGGCAGTGATGCAAAACCGACTCACGCCCGTTGAGCCTCTAGATACATATTGACGACATCCGTCGCCCCCTCAAGCGGGGTAAAGGTGCTAAGCAGGATTCCGTCTACTGTCATGATTCGGGTCAAGCACTCCGTGTAAACGTCTAGGGGCGGCTCCTCATCAAGCCATACAACGTGTTTCGCTGTGCCTTGGAACTTCTTTCGGCCCTGGTCGTAGCTCTTGTGCCCAATCGATGAGAGCCCGCCTGTAATGTGTCTGACCATGCCGGTGTCGAATGCCCCGGACACGCCCCGCGCCGAAGTTGGAGTTCCAACGATCAGGTCGCCAGGGATCATCCCTGTCCCTAGCTCCCCATCTGCGCCCTCACCGCCAACCCCGAATAGTGCGAACTGAATCACGTCTCGCGTGGTCTGTGACGTGTCGCCCGCAACCCATACCGATGTCGGCTCGGAGAATCGCTTGCCCTCCCACCACTCCGGATAGATGCCTGTCGCGTGCGCCGTGACCTCGTAGGCCCCAACGCCCCAAGTCTTGCCGACCCGGTTAGCCGCGATCATCCCGCGCTCGGCATCAATCGCCCCGCGCCGGAAGAACTCCATGTGTTTCGCGTACAGCTCCCGACGAAGCGGGCCGGTTTCCGGATATAGGTCGAAGAACTTACGCCTCTTCCGACGCCTCTCCTGCTCCTCCAACAGCTCCAGCAATTCCCGCCTTTGCGACAAGCTCAGCAATTCTAGATTCAAGCCAGTCATCGGGTCTCTTCTCTATGGAGCCGGAATGCTCAAGCTCGATCTTCTCGCCGTACTTGCGGGGCTTGAGCTTGGCGGCCACCCACTTGCGGGCGTCCATCCTCAATCGGTTGCGGGCCACTGCCGTGGAGTCAAACACCACCATCGATGTCCCGTCACCACCAACGATGACTTTGGTCTCGCCTTCATCCGCAATAGCGACAATCTCGTCCGCCAATGTGTCGGCTTGAGTCTCTCTTGCGCGCGCGTACTGCTCCGAAAACGAAGGCACCAAGCTCAGCCAGCGGTAAACCGTTGATTGCGCAGGGCTGTCCGGCATTTCGGCCAAGATCGTCCGCAAGCTTTTCCCGTCGCCAATCCTTTCGCAGATGTAGTCCGCTACCCCTTGGCTGAACTCAAGCTCAGGCGGGAACGTGGTGGACTGGTGCCCCATTACGCCACCACCAGCAACAGGCTGTTAGTCGCGACCGCCGAACCATCCGGGAACACGCCACCACTGACCATGATGTAGAACACTTGATTCAGCGTCCGGCCCTGAGTGGTGGCGCACTGGCAGCGCAGATAGGTGTGACCGCTTGTCGGGGCTTGGATCAGCACGTTCGCTTTCGTAGTGCTTACTGTGCCGCTCACGAGCCCGGCCACGGCCGAATCGTCAGACTCCCACAGCGCATTGGTCAGGGTCTCCCCTGCGTTCAGCGCGCCCTGGAAGTTGGCCGTTAGCTGTTCACCTGCCGTAGCGCTGAGCCGCACCTCATGGATGCGGTTCTTGACGCTGGTGCTTGCGTTGGCGGTCAGGGCGGGCATTCGGGCAGCACTGCGCGGAGGCTTACGCTGTCCAGCACACCAGCGAAGCCCGACAGGGGCTGCACCATCAGGGTGTGCACATTGGCCGGCGCTGTGATCTGGCAGGTGAACGTGCCGTCGCCGTACTGCATCGCACAGTTGGCGTAGGTATCGCCTCTCAGGCGAAACATGTGCCCCGGGTTGCTCGACGTGTAGCTGCCGGTAATCGTGTAGCTCGCCTCGTACAGTGAGCCGGGCATAACGCTTACGGTCGGCTGCTCGATGGGCAGGCTGTAGCCCATCGTCCAGCTTGCATCGCCATTGTCGAAACCGCCATCGGCGACGAGTTCCGGGCCGTAGCTGGTTGCCGATGCTGTGCCGCATAGGGCCAGCAGGGAGATTGCGATTGCCGTCTTAATACGCATT